TCACTAGGTTTTGGTGGTGCAGAAGAACTATTTGAGCCGCAGGTTTGGGTCAACTACAACATGATACGAATTCAAGACATGCTTGATGCCGCATCAAAGACAATTCTAAAAGCTATAGGTCAGAATAGCGGTTCGATTGCTTCCAAAACCAACGTAAGAGACCTTGATAACCTTTCAATCATAGACGTTGGAGAGAATAGTGACATTGGACAGGTTGATACATTCCCTCGCAACATGGCTCTTTTTGATAACTCTACAGCGGCATGGGAGGCCCACGCACAACAGATGGGTGCGGCTAACGACTCTATTATGGGTAATTCACCAGCTTCGGGAACACCATTTAAGCTACAGGAACTCGTAACAAACGAAGCTCACGGCCTACATGAGTATCGTCGCGGACAGTATGCTAAGCATATCGAAGAAATCTACAAAGATTGGATTATTCCTCATATCTCGAAGAAGATTACTGAAGGTAAGAAGTTTCTATCAGAACTATCACTCGATGAGTTGCAGTATGTGTCTGAACGAGTTGTCACAAACACTGTGAACAAGAGAATCAAAGAGATTATCCTAAGTGGTGAGACTGTTACACCTGAACAGCAAGAGGCTATGACAGCATTTGAAAAGGAAAAGTTTAACAAGCGAGGTAACAAACAGTTTATAGAAATACTAAAGGGTGAGTTTAAAGACGCACCGCTCGCAGTAAAGGTGTCTGTGAAATCAAAGTCTAAGAATCTATCACAGCACACTGACAAGCTAGTGAATATCTTTAGACAGATTATTTCAAACCCAGCAGTTCTTAAAATTCCTGCAATCGGTAAAATCTTTAACGAAATCCTTGAGTCTTCTGGCCTAAGCCCAGCTGACTTCTCATCTATCACACAGGAACAAATTAGCGACACTCAACCACAACCAGAGCAGGTTGAAGAAGAAGGTGTCGGAATGAATCCGATAATGGACGTTAACGCTCTAACCGCTTAATATGCCAGACCAGATATTAAAATCAGTAGCAGACAATCCAATCTTATTAGAGGCATTGAAAACTATTATTCTCGCTGAATTTAACGACATAGAGGGTGTCGATGTGAATAAAAACAACGAAGATTTAGGTGCAGTCACAAGAGCGAGGTTAGAAGGAGTACGCAGATTAAAAATTGCTTTTAGAAAAATAGAACAATTAAAATCAACGTCTTCTGGTTTTGAAAAGCGGAATGAGGCGAGGTAAACATGTTATAATTAGAAAGTAAATATAAAAAAATGACCGTATACGAATTCAAAATAAGGAGCTTAAAGGACAAGATTATCGAGACTGTCCCAGAAGTTAAGAAGGAAAAGAAAGAAAAGAAAGAAGTTAAGAAAAATAAATAATATAGTCTTTGAGTTCTCAAATCTCTTAAACAAAATTGATTGCGTTTATGATTATTCGTTAACAAATCACAAAAAACAGTTATGAATACTGAAGAAAACAATCAGAACGAAGAAATAGTAGAAATAGCAGAGGAAACTATTGAAGAACCTGTCGATGAAGCTGACACTATCACCATTTCTAAGTCAGAATGGGAGAAGACACAGCAAAGACTCGGCTCGCTCAAGAGGGACAACAAGGCCTTACGGTCTGACACTCCTAAAGAAATTCCTAAAACAGGTGGGTTAGAAGAATCCCAGTTGGATTATCTTGATTTAAAGGGCATTAGTGATGAGGACGAAGTAAGCATTATTTCAAGTTTTGTTTCAAAGACTGGTCAAACAGTTCGAGAAGCCTTGAAAGATGACTACGTTCAGACTAAATTAACGGCCGTTAGAGCAGAGAAATCCACAAAAAATGCTACACCGGGTGCGACTAAACGCGGAGGCAATCAGCAGGCTAGTACCTCATTAGGAGTCTCGAAGTTCGACCAAACAGGTGAACTTCCGGCAGATTTTGAGGCTCGTACAGCCGTAGTTAATGCGATTGCTTCTAGAGGTGGTGTCAGCAAACCTTCTTGGCATAGAGGATAGGCTAATCCACTTGATTTATTAAATAATATAAATTAAGTGGCTAATACAATTATATATCAAGCACTGTGGGAGAATAAGCTCGCACAGCGATTAGACAAACCGCAGAACTGGAAAGAAACATGTGATGTTGTCTACACAGACACACAGACATATAACTTTCCTTTGGTTTCATCAACTAACGAACCAGCTGTTGCGACTCTTACGAACACAGCAGCAGGTCGTTCAACTCTTACCAACGTTATTCCTTTCATCGATGTAACGCTGACGAATCAGACTCTCTCGATCGTCACCGCTGAAATCGACTCTGTTTATCTTGATTACGCTGACCAAGCACAATCAAACTACGCAAAGATTGCTGAAATGGGTACATTGCTAGGAAAGAAAATTGGCGAACGTGCAGAAGCAGTTGTCCTTGCAGCTCACGCAACATGGACAAATCTAGGTGATGTAGGAGGTGGTGTCGTTGGACTTGGTTCAACAAACATTACTGTTAGTGCATCAAACGTAGATGACATTGTTCGAGGAGTTATCGAACAAATCAACGTTGCTAACGGTTTCAGTATTTTCAAGGAACAGGGAGGTTTCATCACATGGCGACCAGCAGATTGGACTTTCATGACTGCTTTCATGCAGGCAAACGGTTTCAATCTATCTGATACAGCTTTGAAAAATGGTGGAATGATTGGAATTGATTACCTCGGTATCAATCACTATGTTTCAACAGGTCACTCAGCGAATCATCTTATGGCAGGAGTAAGAGGTGTACAGAAGCTCGGAATCTTGAACTCAACATACGGACGTGTCTACGTTAATGAAATGCCAGCATCTTCAACAGCTGGTTCACTTTCAGGTACACAACTTCATACACGATTCGATTACGGCCTTTTGGTTCCAACAAACCTATTGCCAGTATTGTTCGACGTTAACGTTGCTTAGTTTTAACTAATCTATAAAACATATGGCATCATCAGAAAAAATATCTAATCTAGAAGATCAAATAGCAAAGCAATCTCCTAATTACGGCTCGTTGCAAGTAGCTAAAGCTAGTTACGACTTTGCAGTAGACGGAGGTGCAGTTTCTACAATCACACCACGTTCAACAACTAGCCTACCAGCTAAGGCCGTTATCGTAGGTGGAACAATAAACTCTACAACAGCCTTTCTTTCAGCAGGTTCAGCAACATTGTCAGTAGGAACTTCAGCAGGTTCATCTACAACAGCAATTCTAGGAACAACAGCGAAAGCAACGCTTTCACTTAACGCTCTTATAAACGCTGTGCCAACATTTGCAGTACCTGTGAAACTGTCAGCAGCAGGTAACATTACAGTTACAATCGCAACAGCAGCAGCGACAGCAGGAGTAGTAGAAGTTACATTGTTTTACTTCGTAGGAAATTAGTTTCTAGGTCATCTCTGTCCATTTCTAAGGAAGTGGGCGGGATATGACAAAGAAACAAGAAAAAGTGGTAATAGGCATGGCATGTACCGACGGTATTTGTGCTCAAACGGCCCAATCTGTTGCTGGTGCAGTTATTGGGGCAAAAGGGCTGGTTATAGACGCTGTTCTCCACATATCATGCGAAATCGCTAGTTCTCGCACTTGGTTGGTTCAAAATGCTCTAAAAGCAGGGGCAACACACTTGTTATTTGTTGATAGCGACATGGTGTTTCCTTATGAGGTTATCCCCCTATTGTTAGCCCACAACAAAGACATTATCGGTGTGGAATACAATCGTCGGAAGTTTCCACTAGAGGGGACATCAGAACCGCTAACCGAGAAGAAAGAGGGTGAGATATACCAAGCTAAATACGTTGGCACGGGTGTAATGCTTATAAACCTTTCTATTTTTGATAAAGAGTGGGTAGACCCGAAGACAGGTAACAAAACCCCGTGGTTCTCATTTGGTAGAGATTCACAGGGTGCTTTGGCGCTTGGTGAGGACGCTTGGTTCTGTTATTCCGCACAGGACAATGGGCATGAGGTGTGGATAGACCCCACCATAAAGGTGGGACATATTGGAAATTATATATATTAAATATTATGGTATTTTCAGACACAATAAATAATCTTGGCATAGTGCAACAGGTAAGGTCTTTCATGCGTGTAGACGCTACACAGTGGCCAACAGCGAAGATAGTCAACTCATCTAATAACTGGCTGGATAAGATTGCAGGGTACGCAATAGGGGCAGATAGACGGTTTCAATGGGACGACACAAATCACACAGCACTTCCTGAAGGAACGACTGATATGACTATTAACGTGAGCGACTACGCTTTCCTCACAGATCAGCAAGGCAATTCGATTGTTACCTTAACTGGTGTATCGAGATTGATTTCAGGTTCTAACTACGAACCGCTTGAATTGGTAGACAGAAACGACGTTAATTACGACCCACAGAATTTTGGTATAACGTCAGGTTCACCAACTCAATATGACAAGATAGCGGATAACATTATTCGCTTGAACACAAAGCCGTCAGGAACAGTTGTCGCAGGTCTGAAATTCTTTTTTCAGAGGACACCTTCTTATTTTGTAGCAACGGACACAACAAAAGCCCCTGGATTCTCTCCACTCATTCACCGAGGGTTTGTTATTGCCGCCGCATATGACGGCGCATTAACTTTAGGACTTGCAAACACTCAAGCTCTATCATTGGAACTTCAGAAAGAAGAAGCAAAGGTGATACAGCATTTTGCAATCCGTAACAACGATGATGACAAAAGACTAATGATGAAACCTATACAATTTAGATAATATGTCGATTACAAACACTTCAAAACCAACAAATTTACTTAGTAACTCATTAAGAGTTTCTGGCATAGAAACTTGGGATTCTAATACTACGACTTGGAGTACCGAGACGAGAACGTGGGACGAAATGGGAACAACCTTTAGTAATACAACAAAAGCAGCGAATTCAATTAGTAACGTTTCTAAGCCTGTATAACCATGAGTATAATAACTTCACTTGTAGGAGGAGACGGCATCACAACTGCCAACTCGATGACTAAAATTAACACTAATTTTACTAATCTTAATGCTGACAAGATTGAGACTTCGACACTTGATACTGATACAGCTCTTGCCGCAAACAGCGACACAAAAATCGCTACACAAAGAGCTGTAAAGGCTTATGTAGACTCGGGAGGTAACCCAAACGCTTCCGAGACAGCAAAAGGTATTGTAGAAGAAGCAACAGACGGAGAAGTGGCGGCGGGAACAGCCACAGGGGCAACGGGAGCTAAGTTGTTTATCACACCAGCGAAGTTGGCGACTGCTGCTTTCTCAAAAGCTACAGATGTTCAAACATTTACATCTTCAGGTACTTGGACAAAACCATCAGGAACTCCAAAAGCGGTAGAGGTTATAGTTATTGGAGCTGGTGGAAATGGGGGATTAGGGCGGGGTGCAGATGTTGGAACAACTAGAGGTGGAGCTGGAGGTGGTGGAGGAGCAACATCAATTAGAAAAATATTTCCTGCTGGGGCACTAGGGGCAACAGAAACGGTTACAGTTGGAGCAA